AGCAAGAGAAAGAAGGAACTGAGTTGGTAGGTTACAATTTTATAATCAACGTAGAGAAATCAAGATATGTTAGAGAGAAATCAAAAATTCCTGTTACTGTTTCTTTTGATGGTGGCATTAGCCGTTGGTCTGGTCTACTTGATATTGCACTCGAATCTGGGCACGTTATTAAGCCATCCAATGGTTGGTATTCGCGCGTAGATGATGACGGTGTTGAAGACAAGAAGTATCGCCTCAAGGAAACTGACAACAAAGATTTCTGGATGCCAATCCTAAAACAGAAATCATTTATTAACTTTGTCAAAGAAAAGTATCAAGTTGCTGCTGGAGAAATCCTAAAGGATGAGGATATCGCTGAGGAACTTGACAAGATCGATGAGGAAGAATATGGCGAAAACGCTTAAACCTTACGTTGTTATGCATCACAAAGAAGCAGGTATTGATGCGATAAAGTTGACGGAAGGTCCATTTGAAGGTATAATGTATACCTATGGTGTTGTTAACTTCGAGGAAGATGAAGAAAACGATACACTAAAAATGAATTTTGAGTATGAGATATTAGATAATGGCGGTAAAGGATTAGGTAACAAAGAACCATTTGAGCAGTACATTGGAGATATCCTTCAGGATTTAATTCATGAAGGAATTGCGGAAAATAGTATAACTTACACAGGTGGAGTTGATGAGAATAGAGACAGCGATTCTGTCGAATCTGATAAACAATGAGGAATATTGTCGTAAGGTCGTACCGCATTTAAAGAAGTCTTATTTTGCAGATAGAAAAGAAGCAGCAATTGCTTCTTTATTAATTAAGTTTTTTGAACAGTATAACAAGCCAGCAAGTCCAGAAATTCTAGCCATTGAGATTGGCAACCTATCTGGATTTACGGACAAAGAAGTCCCAGAGATGCTGGAGTATGCCAAACAACTAACCACTGCTGAAGAGAATGAAGAGTGGCTAATTCAGAACACTGAGAAGTTCTGTAAGAACAGAGCAGTTTACAACGCCATTCTTGATTCGATCAAGATCATTGACGGTAAAGATCCAGCGCATACTCAAGACGCCATACCATCTATCCTCTCGGATGCGTTGGCGGTATCATTCGACAACCATGTAGGACACGACTACATAATTAATGCACCAGAACGATATGACTTCTATCACAAAGTCGAAGAGAAGGTTGCATTTGATCTTGACATGTTCAACAAGATCACTAAGGGTGGATTGAGCAAGAAAACATTGAACATTGTTTTGGCTGGTACTGGTGTTGGTAAATCATTGTTTATGTGTCATGTGGCAGCATCTACATTGATAGCAAACAAAAATGTATTATACATAACTATGGAGATGGCTGAAGAAAGAATCGCTGAACGTATTGATGCGAATCTTTTGAACCTGACCATGGATGAGTTGAAGGTTGTTGACCGAGATATCTTTGAGAGTAGGATTGATAAGATTAATAACAAGACGCAAGGTAAACTTATCGTCAAAGAATATCCAACGGCTAGTGCTCATGCGGGTCACTTCCGTGCCTTGCTCGAAGAGTTGAAGATGAAGCTGGAGTTTAAACCAGATATTATTATGATTGACTATCTGAATATTTGTGCCAGCCAGCGTATGAAAATGAATGCGAATGTAAACTCATATACATATATTAAGGCAATCGCTGAAGAGTTGCGTGGTCTGGCAGTTGAATATAATGTTCCAATTATATCAGCTACGCAGACAACCAGATCTGGTTACACAAACTCAGATCCAGGGTTGGAAGATACTTCTGAATCGTTTGGTCTTCCAGCCACAGCTGACTTTATGATTGCCTTGGTGAGTAATGAAGAGTTGGAACAGCTGAATCAGATTATTGTTAAGCAGTTGAAAAATCGATATAGTGATCCAAATTACTACAAGAGATTCGTTATTGGGGTTGATCGGTCTAAGATGAAACTTTATGATGTTGAGACTTCTGCGCAAGTTGGATTATCTGATTCTGGGCAGAAGGAAATTGATAAACCAATATTTGATAAGAGTGATTTCGGTAAAAGAATGCAGACGGATTCTTTTAGTGGGTTCAAGTTTTAAGGAGAGAAGATGAAAGTTATTGTCGCTGATAAAAAAATTGATTGCGAACATTTACTTGGGCAGTTTCTTGATGAGAGTCATTACGATACTTTGATCGAAGAAGATGCAGATGTATACATGCCACACATCCCAGGGCAAGCAGAGTCATTGTCAGAAGAAAGAGTAATCCTCAAGTTTCGTAAGAATTACTTTACGCAGGAACAACAGAACGCAGCTTATGCTGGGCTAAGAGAAGCAGCAACTGAAACTCAGAATCGTGGACTTGCTGCTGGACCACGTGCTGACAAACTTGGTAATCGCGAATGGGTAACTGAGTATCAGTATGACATTGTAGATCATTTTCTAAAGCCATCAGAAAATCTTTTCGGTGAAGATCCAGTTGAAGAGATTAAGAAAAAGTATAAAGACAAGAAAGATGTTGTCTCTAATCGTGCGCGAGTTTGGTCTATCGAAAGAGTCAAGCAGGAAAATTTTGAGTTTGATTCGTGGGTAGAAAAAGCCAGGAAAATGAGTAAGGATGATGCTAAAAAATCTGCAGAGCTTATTGCAGACAAACTAATCTGCCAAACTACCTATGCGAATTCAGTTAACTCAGGTATTGCTGGATGGTTTGATCGCTATCCAAGAATCCCATATGGAAGAGCTACATCTTACACCAGAGATAACTTCGATAAGTTTAAAATGTCATATCCGTTTCTTCAGTCCTTGGCTAAGGGATTCAAGGAACTTATGCCATGGAGATATGGTAATCAAATGGAAGCTGCCAGTAAAATTGATTCTAGATACCTGGTACCAGAAACTCCATTCACCACTGTGACAGTTAACAAGACATTCAGAACAGCAGCCCATCGAGATGCTGGTGATTTAAACTCTGGCTTATCGAATCTGTTAACTCTTACAAATAATGGTAACTATACAGGTGCTTATCTTGTTGCGCCAGAGTACAGAGTCGCAGTGAATGTTAGACCAGGTGATCTGTTATTAATCAATAACCATGAGGTTATGCATGGTAACACTGAGATCATTTGTCATGATGACATAGCTGAGAGGATTAGTTTGGTGGTTTACTTCCGTGAGAAAATGCTGGAACTTGGAAGCAAAGAGTATGAGGATACTAGGTTTGACTTTGTTGAAACCCGCAGACTTAACAAGGATCACCCAGAATGGCGTCCACTTTGGAATGGTGTTACCCAGGGAATGTGGACAAGTGACGAGTGGTATAACTACTGCGAATCTAAGCTGGGCAAATCTGAACTAATGAAGTATCACCCTGAAGCAGACAAAACTACACTTGAGGAGTTTTTCGCATGAGCATTGAAATTATTATTCCGACACTTGGACGTTGTGACAATCAAATAACTTTGAGTAGCATTCCAGCAAAACACCATCAAATAGTTACCTTGGTTGTTCAGGAACATGAATATGATTACATGAAAAATAAGTATACTTCTTGTAATGTTTGGAAACTACCTTCTGGTACCAGAGGTATTGCTCTTACACGTAAACATATAGGAGCAAACTGGAAAGGTAAACGCATTTTTGTTATGGACGATGATCTGAAGTTTGTAACTATTGACTCTGAACTAAAGGGAAAGAACACAACAGAATCTGAGTTTGATGATATGCTGACGCAGATCGAGAACTTTATGGACGAGGGTTATGTTCATGGAGGACTTTCCACTCACAATACTCCACCGCAGGAAAAGCCACATTCATTTAACACCCGTGTTTATACCAATGTTTTCTATTCTGAAAAGTTTGACTCAGACTCTATTGACTGGGGAGAACAGTATGTTTTAATGCCAGAGGATTTCTATGTAACATTACAGCTGCTGACAACTGGCTATCAGAATGTCGTGTTCAACCACTACAGAGTTAACCCATCTGCCACGAACACCAAAGGCGGATGCGAAACTTATAGAACTATCGAAAACCACAATAGAGGGCAAGAAATACTTGCCGAGAAGTTTCCCGACTTCGTTGAGGTTTACGATAAAGAACAGACCAGTGGTCCATGGAAAGGTATGAAGAAAAAGGCATTAAAAATTAGATGGAAGGAAGCGTATATGTCTAGCCAAAAGAATACGCTGGACGAGTTCTTCGGATAATTTCGCATTGTAAAATCTACCAGAAAACGGGTAGACCCTAAATAATTGTAGGTATTGCCTTTTAATTGTTTTCGGGGTATAATAGTTGTATGAAATTCCTAGAAACGCTAGACTACGACTGGATAGAGATGCTCAATTTTCATGAGCGTCCATTCAGAGCTAAGTTCATTCCTGCAAAAGTATGGAACGACCTGGATAAGTATCGTAACGATTCCAGGGGGTTGATCAACTACTTTAAGAAATGGCGAACCAAGATTGAGTTCCGCCAGGAGAAATCCAAAGCCAAGTGTTATCTAACCTACGTCGGGATAGGTGGCGAGTATGACCCAGAGCCACGTCAGATCGGCATCCATATCTACACGGATTACTACGATAGATTCCCCTTCACAGAAATCACCTGGGATAAATTCAAATATAGACTGATACAGATTCAGATGCATGAGCTGATTCACTTCATGCAGTTTGATCGCAGGGATGGGGAATGGTCAGGTTATGTTCTCCCATACAAAACAGTCAAGCAAAGAAGAAAGAATGAAGAGAGAAAGTATCTCTCAGAGTTTGACGAGATCCAAGCATATGCTCATTGCATATTCTTTGACTACCGCAACAACAAACCAAATATTCCAACAGAGGTTTTAATCTCCCGCTCCAACAAGTCCAAGGCAGATTCAAAGAACATGAATTATGTCTTGCGCACTTTCAACTACGACTATCGAAACAACCACGCTATCCCAAAGATCATGCAGCAGGTGATGAAATGGGAACGCAAGTATAAGAAACAAGTTCGTCTGTCACGCAAGCATAAATAATTTAGTTATTCTAATTATGAGAGACGATTAATGGCACAAGAAGGATTTGCTTACGAAGAAAGAGCATATGCTGCTTTGCAGAAATATAAAATTTCTACAGGTGGCACTGCAGGCGCATCACACGATAAACCAGACCTGACCATTCAGAACAGAGAGAACAAGAAAACTGGTTGCGAGTTAAAGAACTCACCAACTGCTGCAGGTTCTATGGTTCTAAAATACGTTAAGGGTAACTGGGGATTTGGTGATGCTGGTGATGAGGGTGCTAATCCTGAAAAAGAATTTTTACAGGCTCTCGGTAAAAGCGCAAGACTGCTTGAAAAAATGACTTCTCAATGGCGTGGTAAAACACCAATGCTACAGAATGATGCTTCTGGTAAGAAAATGCTCGTAGAAGGTAGCTGGAGTGTTCTTGCTGATAAGAAACGTGCTTACGAGCATGACTTGAAAACATTTGGTGCGCAAAATGAAGTTCATATTAATGTTGGCGCAAAAGCAGTTTGTGATTACTATTTGAAAAAGAAATGCTCTTATATAAATGTAGGCACTCATGGTTTCTTTACATTAAATGGAAAAGATGATCTTGGGTTAAACGCT